TTGAATGATCACAATGGATAGAACAATCACGACAAATAATAAAAGAAGTGTCGAGAGAATCGACATGAGATGTTCCGGTGTATATACTACCGCGATATTTCCATTTTATTACGTAATATTGTCACTACTATTATGTAATATTGTCAGCGTCACGAATTGCAGTCAAACGCACGGCGTTTTACTGGCCACCAGAAGACCCCAACTCGAGAGGAGTACGCATGAGATCAGGAGCAAAGGTGCTCTGGTTCCAAGGACCAACGTTCAATTGGGGGTTGGGAGGCTCAGAACGTAACTGAAGATTGGCATTCTTCATCGTGTTACCGATGGTGTCGATTCCAGTCAAGAAAGTTGCTGAAAGGAGATTCTGCCCCTGAAGATCGCCACTGCCTGAAGGGTTCAAACTGCCCCACTGGTTATTGCTGTCACGGGGAAGAAGGTCTGCAGGATTAGCGACTGGCAACTGAGATGCACCAGCAAGAGGCGCTCCACTCTGTCCATTCTGTCCAGTCATTCCATCCATGCCGACTGGGGCGGATTGCTGACTCATGTCACCGCCGCCAGTGACCTTTTGACGATTATTCACGTCGCTTTGAAGCTGTTCGTAAGGAGCGACGAACTTTTGGTCAGAATAGGTATAAACTGCGTATACAAGAACAATCGCACCCACAATCACAAGAATGTGATTGGTACGAAGTGTTTTCTCTAAATCAGACAAAAAACTCATTCTTATAATTTAATTGTATATAAAATAAATGATAAAATAATGTAAGTCAGTATTATACGTCGTCATCGCTATCGGAAAGATCCGAATTATCTAATAAATATGCGGCCTTTATTTCTTTTGCTTCTAAATATGTGCGTATGGCAACCTTTTTAGCTTCCTGTGCCTTCTTTTTTGCAACCTTATACATTTCATAAAGGACGTCTTTGTGTTTTTTCAGTTTTATCGAAGCAATCATTGTTGTTCCTTCTTTTGAATTTGAGGCGCTACTTTCCGGATTGGTGGTGGTGGTGGCGGTGGCAGTTGAAAAATTCGGCTCGTTTGTATCGATCGTATCAGGAATATTGTCAAAGTCAATTTCTACTTCCGTAAATCCAAAATGCTTTATTTCTCGTTCTGGTTCTGGTTCTGGTTCTTGTTCTTGTTCTTGTTCTGGTTCTGGTTCTGGTTCTGGTTGTGATGTTTCTAAATCGTTATATCCTAAATGATTCTTTGTATTTGAATCTGATCCCGGTCCCGATTGTTTTGAACCATTAACAGGGACAACCGTAGTTGAAGCTTGTGGTGATAGTTGTTTCGGCTCCGAAATAACACATGTTTCAAAAAGAGGAACATCCGGAATAACTAAGACCTGTCGCAGTATCAATTCCATCTGAAAATTACGAGAAGTGAACTTAATTCCTTGAAATTCAATAATCGAAATGATGGTATGATCATCCTTAATGTGTTCAACGGATACTGGTTTTTTATGTTCGTCAAATACTTTACATGAAAACGGTTGAATATGAGTAAAGTTTCGGGTTGGTTCTAAATTTATACGAACAAGAAAATTACCGGTTTTATATGCTCGTATTGGTGATGTAAACGAGTTTTCAATATCAGTACGATCGAGTTCTTGCGTGAACCATAAATGGCGTTTTTCATAAAGTAGATCAACCGATCTTTTCTCTAAATTCGCGATCCATTCTATAAATTCAGAATCACTATCGGAAGCGGTAACCAATAAATCAATATATGCTTTTTTACCTGATACAACGATTCCTTGTTTTGATCGCGTTTTTGTGCTTTGAATATAGAGTGGTTGTGTGCTATTGTAATACGAATATCGTGTCATATACGACCCACCAGCAATACTGTTCGGATGTGTCAATTGCAATTGGTCGAATTGAAATGTTTCGTTCGGGTGAAATACATCCATTGTGACGACGCGTAATACAAATGAAATGAATTAGTATGACGCTATAAAAAGAATACGAATAGAATACGAATCTAACTAAGGATGGTGCGTAGTATGGCATACGCCTAAATCCGAACACCCTTCCGTTGCGATGAAATCGCCCAAATGATTTAGGAGAATTGGAGCAGTTTGCTCTGCAGCATTCGTACATAATGCTTGGACACTTTGCGGTAGAATAGAACAAACCTTTTCCAAGTCCTCGGTAACGATCGCAAGGACTTTAGGATTATGAAGGACTGTTTCATTTAAACCGTTTGCAAGATACATACATGCATCGCATTCAAGACCCTTTTCGCTTGTTTTAATATCAACGACAATGTGACTTGTGTTATGATGGTCATCATTCGAAACATGAATTGGATGTGCGTTGGCTTTTCCAAATGGAAAAATAGGAACATCAATGATAGATTCAGGAAGAATCAACATTCCAAGGAGGAGAATGGGAAAAATCTTCATAGTAATTTTATACATATACTATGCAAATTATTTCTATATATATTATATAATCACCGATCATGCCTCGTAAATCACGTAATAAGGGACGTTCTAGGCGCCAGAACCAGAACCAGAACCAGAACCAGAACCAGAACCAGAACCAGAACCAGAACCAGAACCAGCAGAACCAGAACCAGAACCAGAACCAGAAGCAGTATGGAGGTAGTGAAGGACAGAACCAGGTTCCCCAAATCTCTCAAGAAACACTTGAACAGGCCGGAAAGATTGCCCAACAGTTTTTGAATAATGCTATGTCTCAAAATAACGGTCAGAAGGGAGGTAGCGCTGGAACCGGTAGCGGTGAAGCTGCCGCTGCTACTACTCAAACGGCAACACAAGCAACCGGTCTTCAAAATGCAATCGTCGGTGGTGCTGTTGCTGGTGCAAACGCTGGTGCAATTGCCGCCGCTGAAGGTTATTCTTCATTAAAGGGAACTCCTCTCGTCGGTGGTCGTCGTCGTTCTAAATACCGTGGCAGTCGTAAATCCCATAACCAGAACCAGACTGGCGGTATGGTCCCCGGTCTTATGACTGCCGTTGAAACTGCCTTGGTTCCTTTAGGACTTTACCTCGGTCAAAAGGCCCTTCAGTCGCGCAGATCCGGAAGCCGTTCTCTCGGAAAGTCATTTAACTTTCGTCGCTCATCTCGTCGCTCTCGTCGTCGTAGGTAGAGAGAGAAAAGATATAAACATAACGACATAATGTCTATATCTACGTATTCATTGCATACACACCATGAATCCAACATCGATCATGACTGCAACTCACGCAACGCCACCCACTCTTGAAACCAAAATTAAGCGATGGGTTGAATTGGATAATAAAATCAAAGAAACATCTGAAGAAGTCCGTGATATCCGTACAGAAAAGGCGGTCATTAACGATGAAATAATCGAGATTGTCGAAGAAAAACAGCTTGGGAAAGCAACTGTCAATATATCCGACGGTAAGTTGAAGTTTGTCTCTTCGAAACATACAGCACCATTAACATTGACTTATATTGAAAAATGTCTCAGTGAATTAATTACAAATGGGAAACAAGTGGAACAGATTATGGCGTATATTAAGAAGAACCGAGAGACGAAGACGACAATGGAGATTAAGAGAGTATACAATACCAAACCCGGTGCAGGAGCATTGGCCGGAGGAGGGGCAAATGCAGAATCATCTGACGACGAAGCGTAGCGTGTAGTAAGTATTATCTAATGATATTACAAGTATATAGAGTAATATTATTAAAGTAAATCATAGCAAAAATGAAAGTAAGCGAATATTTTAATCCAGATCAACATTTGACCTTTCATCAAGACAAAGAAGGAAATATGATTGGAGGTGGATACCAAGTGAATAATTTACTGTATCAGAATAAAACTCCATTGTTTGTATCTCTCGGTGGCAGTCAATCCATGACGGGCGGAGGCGGAGGCGGAAGCGGAGGCGGAGATGGGCGTGACGAATCAGAAAATCGACACTTTATTCCTGAGAAGTTCAGTGATTTATTTCGTGATTTAGCAGTTCCTGCCGGGTTATTTATTATGCCGGCGCAATTCAAACCACGAAATTATGCCTTTGAAGTTCCGGATCGAGATGAGGCGCCGGTGAAGCACAAGTCCAGGCGTGACAGCAACGCCGATACCGTCGTCGATACCGACGGCGACACTGACACTGACACCGACACAGACACCGACACAGACACCGACACAGATGATGAAGGGCGCGCGAAACCAGTACCGAATGATATTTTTGATACACTATTGTCTCTTGTTACGCCGACCGAGAGAATCCAGCATGACGTCAAGACACGGCGACGTCGTTTACGAGAAACTGGTAATGATAATAAAGAGAAGAAGAAACAAAACAGGACGAGACGAAGTGGACGATCTTTGTAATGAAATGAAATGAAATGGAATGAAATGTAAATAACTTGATCGAGAGATTATTTACATTGAATGAAAAGAAACGAACCGATTACAATGCGATTTCGGTAACTTTCATAAATGCTTCATCGTACGCGTTATAAATAACAACAGGATCGGTTGCACTAATTATTTCTACAGTTATCATACGAGAATTAAGGTTCACCGTATTCGTAATCGCACCACATATCGGAAAAATGGTAGATCCTCTTGTTCCACCGCCAGCTACATTTGGATATTGTTGTATACGTTTTGCAATCGTGGTTCCGCCTACTTTAATTCGAGATTCTATTATATCAGTTTCACCAGTAGAATCACCAGTAATATTATAATATGAACCATACTCCACAATGATCTTTGAATTGGTAGATATGGGTGTATAAGCATAACTTGCAATCGTTCCACTTGAAACCCCATTTACTGATGCGTCAATATGATTCAACAACGGATCATTTCCCGCCAAAAACACAGTATTTATTGTCTGTCCAGTTGTCCATCTTGTCGGATTCACCGACCCGCTGACATCCAAACGCACATTGTTATACGTGATACCCGGTCGTGCAATAACAACATTCTTTACACCGTTGGACGTGATCAACGCATTATTTGTTGGATTTTCGACATATGTAACAGGATAATCCTTATGAGAAAGGGGTTCCATCCACATCGAGAAATTGTTTGTGTTTTGCGTATTGGCGTTTAAGGCGCGACCACGCACTTTATTCATCGAAAGAGACGACATCGAGTTTCTAAATATACGATAGATTATATATATTAATAATAATAAAAAATTAAAAATCATATATGAAGACCGCAAAACTTTTTATTCTCACGACGACGACGACGACGACGACGATGACGACGACGACGACGAAGAAGACGATAAAAAGGAGGATGGTATAAATGATGTCGATGACATAAGTGAAAATACTACCAACAAGATTAAAATCATACACATTGCAATTATACCACGTATCAACCATGAGTGCGATACTGAAGTTGTTGTTACAGTATCAGAAGATGCTGGTACAATTGAAGGATTAACCAGTGCAGGAGCAGGAGCAGGAGCAGGAGCAGGTGCAGGTGCAGGTGCAGGTGCAGGTGCAGGTGCAGGTGCAGGAGCAGGAGCAGGAGCAGGAGCAGGAGTAGGAGCAGGAGCAGAAGATTCTGATATAACAATCACATTCACACTTTCAGCGGATCCATAAAGTCCACTTGTACTCCCTTCTTTTACATTCAAAGTAGACAATAATGACCGATTCGATAAATATAACGTTCGTAGTCCTGAATTATAAAACTCATTTTCACTCAAGGCGAATGTATCCATATTCATAATAGGTGTCTTTGCAAATGCGTCCTGTGCAACAGAAGTAATTGAACTCGGCAATGTGATTGTAGTCAATGCTTGTGTTCCTGCAAAACATTTCGAATCAATTGTATTAACACTTTGCGGTATTGCAATTGAAGTAAGGCTAATACAACTATCAAAAGAACCACGCTTTAATGTTGTAATGTTAATACCGGATTCAAATATAACTGACGTAAGTTTAATACATGCATTTAAAAATTCGATCCCAAGTTGGGTAACATTGGCAGGAATACGTAATGAGGTTAAATTTATGCATTTTGAAAATGCCTGATCATTAATTATTTTTAATGTATTCGGTAATGTTATCGTAGTTAAATTTTTACATATTGAAAATGCGCCGTTACGTATTTCGGATAATGCAGATGGTAAGGTAATCGAAGTTAAAGAACTACAATTGTAAAATGTATATTTTGGAATAATTAATACACTATTTGGTATAGTAATACTTGTCAAACTTTTACATCCTGCGAAGGTAATTCCCTCTTCATGAAACCGTGTTGTATCTGGCAGTGATATACTATATAACTTAGAACAATTAAAAAAACAAAGAGAATGAAAGTCTACATTTTGTTTATTTATATGATTAGGAAACGTAACTGTTAATAGTTCTGTGCATTCATAAAATGAGGCTGCTCCAATAAAAATTATTCTATTTGATGCAGTAAAAGTAGTTAATTTTTTACACCTATAAAATGAATATGAATGATATTGTGTAACATTATCTGGTATAGTTATTCTCATTAATCCAGTAGCATTCGCAAATGCAGCAATCCCTACATTATCTGTAGTGGCTCTATTTGATATTTCTATATTATTCAAATTAGATGTATTCATAAAAGATAAACAATTTATTTTCTCAACATTAGACGGAATTGAGTATTCATTACCACTTTTTGCGGGAGGATATGTGTATAATATTTTTCCATCTTTTGAAAACAAAACACCATTTATAGATGAAAAATACGGATTGTTTTGATGTACAACTATATTTGTTAAATTAGTTAAATTCGAAAATAATAACCCCGAATAACTGACATATGTACTTACCAATGATATTCTTGCATTATAAAAAGTATCGTTATTTGTATAAAAAGGTATATCACAATCAACATTTATTTCTATCGATTTAACTTCACTTTCTTTGTTATCAAATATTTCAGCTATAATTGCTCGTATTTTACTGTCCACATTCGGGGGGACGGCATTAATAGTTTCTTTTGTATAATCTGTTCCTAATCTCATTTTATACGAATCATCGTTAAATATAATTTTAAAGTGTTTATCGAATTCTCCCATAATATATAATTATTGCAATTACAATATGATTATATATTAGTATATGATATGAAACCTGCGTTTTTTTACAACAATGACCATGCACTCTTGTTAAATGGCGCGATCACAATGTCATTTATTTTCTCTCTCATTTTCTGAACACGAGCTTCATGTTCCGGATTCAACATTTTACTCGCCTCTACATTCTGAATACTTGACATCAACTTCGACGATGACTGGTTCATTTCGGGTTTTGCACCATAACAATTGACACCAGCTTTCATAGTTGCATTCTCCATATACCCACCATTTATACCAGGTCGTCCACAACTATTTTTCTTCGCTTGATCTGGACTCTTTTGTAATTCTTCCCATGTCGATTTCTGAGTTGGGTAAAGTATCATCTGGTTATCCGACCAGCCATACGAACACCATTCGGCGCCGGATTTATGTGCTTCTTCCATTTGGTCTATATTTGCAAGGTCCGCACCGTAGGCCTGACACAACGCTTTTGCATTGTCATAATCATATACATTTGACGGAATATGGAAAACCTGTTTGCGCATTTTGAGAGATGGACTGGCGCCTAAATCACCTGTACCGATCGAATCTTCGGGGACCGCTTGAGAGATTGAGATTTTTGGTTCGGTTGAAAGAAGATTTGTTATTTCAGTCGTTATATTTGTATTGAAGAAATACTGGAAACCATTCAACAGGACAATAATAATTAAAATTGCCCATAAGAAGATTTCGAGAATAGATATATTTGCGAAAAGTGTATTTTCATTATCCAAGTCTTCTCCAGCTAAAGCATTAACGACGAAATAACCCATAAAAATAACAATCAGAACCAGTATTATAACACGCGGGTTTATGTATTGATCTATTTTACTATCCATCCACTCAAATATACCGGATACTTTGTTCAACCCCCCAGTTGACAAGGAAGAAGACGAAGGCGACGATGAAGCCGTAGATGGTTTTGACATTATATAACGATATGAATAAGATACTTATATATTGTTGGTATAATATTGCGTATGATTTTATGGATTTGATACACCCATTCTTTTATGCGGGAGGTGGCGTGTCTTCACTTGCATTCTGTCGTTTACGATAAAATAAACAGTACGGGAGGTTGCTCGTTATGCTTTCCCCCTTCATCTCTGTTTCTTTCACATTTTCGTCATTGAAAGTATAACATACATTACTTGCCGAACATATCGTAGCGGTATAATGTCCACTTCCACTAAAACTTCCATGGTGATTGCATACTGCATATAAGTCATAAATATAACTGTCACGCTTATAGCCGTTGACAAATGATGTCATATTCAGACCGCGAAGCGGTATTTCAACCGGTATTGTTACCTTCGTAGCGCCCCGTGACGTGTATTGAACGCGTTTAAGGTCGATGATCATAATATTCGGTAGACTCCAATACATCATTCCTCGCTTTACATTTTGGTATTTCTTCGTAGTATCGTTAAACCATGCATTTTCTCCCTCCAATACCTCTCCTGCGCAATAATGACTAAAACAATCCATTAGTGTTGGAATACGCGTTTTTTTTGTATCTGGAATCTCAACGATCGGAATCGATAGAGAAATAATAGAAAACGGTTCGGGTGAAATGCTTAATACTGCGCCAGTGCCAGTGCCAGTGCCGTTAGCGTGGGCGTCGGCGTCGGCGTCTAACTCGGTAATTACCGACATTTGTATTCCATAGAATAAATTCAACATTTCTGAGTAATTTTTGGTGTACATTTGTCGCATCATCTCATAGCATTTTCGTCCAATGATGTCTTTGTCGTTGTTGATATTCCCCGTAATTGTCATATTCACTTCTCTCGAAAGAGCCATATGAAACGCATCCAACATGAAAACAAGGAACTCCTGTACGTCGTTTTGTGAGTACTGTGTAAATATTTCTTGATTCTTCAGGCGCGCGATTTGTTTCATCGATGACATAAAACCACCAGGTGATACAATACAGTTTTCACTCCACATCAGAGTTCGGAGTTTATCCCATTCACTCAGTAGAACTGCATCTGGTCTTTTTGTAAGGCGTTTCTTGTATTTTTCGTCGTTTAGAAACCGGTTCAGTTCGTAGGTATGTGATAGTGCCTGGAGACATGAATTCACAAAACATGTATTTCCGAGATTTGTGAGTCCCGTAATACCTTTATTTACGAAATCCGGAAATCGCTTTTCCATTGCGCGTTATGGCGTGTGGTGTGTGTGGTGCGTGTGTGTGTGTTAGATCTTTGCATAATAATATATTTTTATATTTAAGTGTCATTTCAGTAAAATTGAATCACATGTGTTATAATTTTTACATCGTATGCTCACATATATCCTGAAAATGCCTGCTTTTATCGGTGAAATTATAGTAATGACTGGATCATTCATTACGATATTTGCAATACTGATTTGCTGTATTCATGCATCTCCACGTGAACGACAATCCCGACGACAACGACATTGTTGTACATGTCGGAAATCAAAATAAATCGATATAGAAAGTAAATCTGTTAAATATGTATTATATATATTAATGAATCCGACAGAATCATCGAATCATCGTAGATCCAACGAGAGAAATAATATCAATCATGACTATCACGAGAGATTTAATCAGAACCAGTATTACAATGCAGTCGAAGACGAACAGATTTATATGGACGAATACACCACACTTCTTCATCGATATAATGACTTTATTGTGAATGGGAATGCAATGTTTACTCGCATGGAACAGACATTGCGAGAGAATATTACGCGAGCACTCGTACGACAGTCGTTATATTACAATCGTTTAGATGAAATGCGGACGACGCGAATGCCATTGGCTACACAATCGCAACCTTCCGCATCATTGTACCCTACGGCTCCTACGGCTCCTACGGCTTCGGTTCGTTCAGAACAACATAACCGACCTCGCAATACTACATCCCCGCAACCACAGTTACCGTCCGCACCACGGTTCGGTGACGTTTTTCCTCGTTTGTTATCCAGATATTTTACAAGCGATCTTAATCGTGAATCGAGAGAATTAAACAATGGTAGAGAAAATATATTTTCGATGTTGTATACAATTCCAGTTGCCGTTCGCACAAATCCAAATGTCGCTGCTACCACCACTGGTGCACCTACAAATGATGAAATCAATCGCGCAACATTGAATACTGTATTTTCTAATATAATATCTCCTGTAAATGCAACATGTCCAATTTCTCGGGATGAATTCAATGATGAAAGTGAAATCACAATGATACGTGGATGTAACCATGTTTTCAATCGCGAAAGTTTGAGACAATGGTTCGTCAATCATTCTACATGTCCAATGTGTAGAAGTAATATTCGAGATTACCAGCCACCCCCTCATCAACAATCCGTACTATCACAAAGTCATCCGCAAAATTTATCGATTGATCGTATTGATGATAATGAACTCACTTTTTCATACGATATTCCAGTTCAATATAATAATGATCAGATTTATCGGGATATCTTGAATACCATTACCGGAATGGCACAACCCTCCCCACAAAACAATAACCACCACAACGACGATGATGACATTATGGAGGTTGATTAATATCGGTATATTATATAGGCTTGACGTAATATGATACATGATGTTATTCAAAATTTGTTAATAGTTATTGGGTTTATTATAACAATGACCGTCATTCTCACTATTGTTTGTCGTGATTATCGACATTTCAAAGGATTAAATCGACGTAATGATTCAAATATATATCAAGCATTATTTGACCGGTTTTATTTTGTTCTTGTGACAATTTCCACAATGGGGTACGGTGACATCGCTCCTGCTTCAAATCGCGCAAAAGCTTCTGTGATTGCGATTATCTTGTTCGTCGTCGTGATTATATTGAATACATTTTCAAATATAGTTGATGGTTATAATAAACATGTAAAAAATATTATATTGAATTTAGTTGAAACATCCAAATTACGGTCTTCGTAAACTACTTAATACCTCCGCCACCCTTGAACCAATCGGTTATTGCGCGGTTTCCTTTGTTTAAGTTATCTGCCTTTACCAAGAACTCGTCAAATAACAGCGATTTCACCTCCTTATGTCGCATCTCTGTTATTTTCTTTTCGCGTTTATCCGGATCTTCTATATGCGCAGTCGCCTCCCATACATTGATTTCAAATTGGCCTTTCTTCTTCTGAAATGCTGGTAATTGTTCCAATACAAGCGCGAACAATTGCTGTACCGGCTTCATGATCTGGTTCGTGATGTAGAACGAATAATTCAACTGGAGTCGCTCTTTCTTGATATAATCCGGATGCTCGATTTTATCGCCTTGAAGTGCGCCTTTGGCGGTATTATGAATATAAGCGTAAGGGATACGGTCGCCGGTATTCGGTTTGTTTCCAGGGTCACGCACTCCCATTCGATCCGCAAGGACTTTATGCGCGATTTGTTGCGGGTTCTTGTAATCCGAACGCAGGGATTTCGTAATGATGAGTTTTTCGATCGGGCATTTCTGGTCAATCATATATTGGAGCTTCTCACGCAGGAATGCGATGGCGCGGTTCACGTTTTGCTCCTTCATCAGAATATCAATGATTCCTCCATAGATTTCCTTCACGATCGGTGCGTTGTCACGGCGTTTTAGGACAATACCCATACTCTTCAGTTTACCCTTATTTGGGTTTTGTTCATAATATACACCTACGTATCCTTTCTTGCGGAGTAAGGCGAAGGGGCATATCGTCTTTTCATAGACCCATGCATGCGGTCCTTTCAAGAACTTTGACGAATAGTCTCCGACTTGTTTTGCAAGCTCGATCGTGATTTCGATCGCATCTTTGCCTCGGATGGGTACGCCTTCCGGTGTTTCAAGGTTGAATGTGAAGAATACACTGTCCGTGTCCCCGTAGATATATTCTGCTTTGGAATGGACTACGGGGTACTTCGGATGGGATGTCGGGAGCATAATGTCGCCATATGCTTCTTCGACAACGCGGCGAGCATAGGTAAGTAGTTTTCGACCAGTTGCTGTGGTAGAAGCAGCAACATCCACTTCATAGAATGTACTCGTCTTTGCGCCACATTGTCCATATAACGAGTTTGCAGTGACCTTATAACCAAGTTGTCGCTTGTCGAGAATGTTTGCCATGAATGCGTCGGTCTGCTTCTCTGCGAGCTTACGAGTTGTTTTACGTGCGAGAAGTAGCTCTTCCAGGATAGCTGGCATGATCCCTTTCTCGCCTTCGGGAAACTGCGCAAAACGACAGACTTTCGTTCCACATTTCACTTTCACAGCAGCCGCCGCCGTCTTTGTCGTGGACTTCGGACGCGTCCATTTGTACATGTCATACGTAATATCCACGTATTTATACCCAGGAAGGTTATCATAGCATGACTCACCCGTCTCGCGAATAAGTTCGCCATTCAGGTTATATTCCTTCGTCCATACTTTGCTGTCATGTGACAGGTTCTCGCTGATCATGGATGACGGATACAGAGACGAATAATCATTACATGCAACCGGATTGTCGAGATACAATCCACACTTCGGAGGAAGAACGATCGCGCCTTCATACCCCGACTCACTTCGATCCTTGTCAATCACTGGCATCAATGTATTCTTCTCGCGACACTTCATCGCCACATAACTTGTGAGTTTGATACCCTGACCGCGCATTACGAGGAAACTGATGGGGACACTGCAAATCTTCGCCATCTCCGTATAACCGGTGATAATGTCGATCTTATTCATCAGATGATGAACCAGGTTGCAATCCTGAATACAGTATTTCGCGATCACCGCGCGCTCACGAGGACCCTCATTCGTCATTCTGAAAATGTCTTGCGGTGAGACATCGTCTTTTGCGAGACCCCAGCGCACCATTGTTTTCATGTCGGGTGTTGCGCAGCCTTGCACGATGAAACAGCCTGCAGTACCCGAAGGAATACTTATGACCTTGAACTTATGTCCGTCTTTGTATACGTCTGTGGAATGATTTGTTTGTTCGAACTTGACAAAGTTCCCAGTTTCAAGACCGAGCAAATTGCCGGATTGGATTCGCGTGGTATCATTGGCGGGGTCATATTCCACGCTTTTCACTGCATCACCGATGAAATAACTGGATACGTCGTCTAATTTATAGGATGACAGATTGAAATCACGGCGTAAGTAGTTATAGACGTCCACTTGAAGACGACCCGTCATTTTGATATAATGAAGATCATACTGACCACTCGCAAGAGCGATCTTGGTTTGCTCGATTGCGACATTATCGGCCGTAATTTCGGTATTTGGATTCACGAACCCGCCTCCTGCGCCTCCTGCGCCCCCGCCGGCATTCGCGCACAACTCGTCCCGGTTTCGTGACAGTTTCAGAAACTCTTCATAACAACCAGTCTCAACTGCACGTCGAAACATGAACTGGTAATCAAAACCGAATATGTTGTACCCAATGATAATATCTGGGTTCTCCTTCTGGATCAGGCGCGTCCATGCAACAAGCACATCCGCCTCTGTAGTATATGATTCAATCTCAGAATTCGGCACTTCGTCGCGGAGATGGTTGCATGTGTCGAGAACGATACAGTTGCTTAAGTAGGGGCGGTTGCTGTCTTGGCCATATTTCACGAATGTTGAACCAATAAATGTGACTTTGTCGCCTTCAACTTTGGGGAAGATCGAACCGAGTGTATCGCTGATAATTGTGATTTTCGTTTCGCGTGAGTGTTTTGGATTGTTTAATAATGTGGTGAGTTTTACAGATAGATCGGCGGCGGTGGCGGTAGCAGCGGCGGTGGTGGCGGCGGATGCTTTTGATGATTTGACATACTGACACGACGCGTCTTCGTCATTGTCAATCTCGCGACCGTGACCTTCATCGCTATCAGAATCACTTTCATTGTCATTGTCACCTTGTTTGGATTCCGCGGCAGCAGTGGCTTCTTGTTTTGCTATCGTCGCCATTTGAAGGAAGATCTGCTCAATTGTGTTTTCTTGTGCGACGACCTCTTGTTTGATAAGATGCCGGAGTTCTTTCGAGAGAACAAGGCGAGACAGTCGAGCCATATCTGCTTCTTTAGGCCGACGTTTTGGGTAGATGGTTTCAATATTCGGATATTTTCCTCTTGATTGATAGGAATACTGAAATGCTGTATAAATCATGTGTGTTAGTTCATCGTCGGTAATTTCTTCTCCGTTGGAGGAGGAGGAGGAGGCCTTCGAAATGACGGCATCGACGATATTTGTTGCGAGTTTCTTGTATGATTTCACAGGAATCGGAAAGTCGCCGTGACTACTGCTGGCTTCAATATCAAAACTACATATTTTATAAGGGACAACAGTCTCCTTTTCATTTTGAGGGATGATGTCTTCAAATGACAGGCGGTATTCGTACTGGCACGTTGTCGTGTATTTTTCGATAATGCGCGTCTTTTTCGTGGAAAACGTGATCCAACCCGACGGACTGATTTTCTGGATATGGAAGAAACGCAGGATGGGCGGAATATTGGCCTCGTAGATATAGGTGCTCGTGTTCGCGAATGAGTATCCATCCGGCTTCAGTGCGCGTGTCTTTCCGTCGCGCTGCGTGTATATATCATGATACCAGAGATTCTTCACGCGGTTCATCACGGTCGTATTCTTAAACACGATCAAGACGAATTTGTGGTTCTTCCCTCCATCAAATCCGTAGAGTTTGCGTTTCTCCACGATTTCGCATTTCTCCGCGAGAATGCTATTTTCGTAGTACCGGCTCTTTAAGTTCTTTTTAATGTCGCGGATGAACGCGGATTTCGTGGCATTCGTCCAATGATCGGCGACCTTGACATAGAAGAACGGATGGTAATCGTCAACGAAGATGGAACAGGTTTCGCCTTGTTCATTGATGCCGAACATTTGGATTCGAAACTCGTTGGTGTCGGTGGTGATGGCGGCGTGTCCTCCTCGGCCATAGCTTCCGGTGCCGGTACTACCTCCAGACGCGACAGAACTATCGTCTCCGCCACTACCCCCATTGTCGGATGATGCGGAAGAGTGCGTGTTTGTGTCTGGTATACAGTCATATACATTGAAGTCGATCAAACGGAAAGATGGATTTGTATTATCTCTAACGGGTTCCTTTTCGGAGGCCAGTGACGAGTTTGGCTTCTTGACAATTTTGAATTTTCTCATTGATTCGCGTGTATCGGTTGTTTGTGTACAATATTTCACCTATTCTTTATTTCAATTTTATACACTGAGGTATGATTGTATAAAATTGAATGTTATGAATTATTTATTATTATTTGTATTGACGATCACCACTTTAGTACAATGCCAGATTTTGATTATCATATCTCACCATTGCATGTATGGTGTATTTTCATGGTATATAATGTGTTTAGTGCAAGCATCGGAGTACTGAATCTGCATGGTTTGCTACATACCATCTTCTCCTTGGACTATCGGGTCCTGCTTATTGGAATGAATATGATCGGTTTGTATCTGTTTTTGCGACATGTAAGAATTGATTTCACACTGAGGATGGTGATGAATCACCGTGAACCGTGAAATCGATTTACCTAACGAAATAAAACGTTGATCATTCTATTATTAATCTTTGTCTTCGTCTTCATCTTCGTTTTCGGATTCTTTGGAATCTTTGGATTTTTTGGATTTTTTGGTTTTGGCTCCTTCAACAAATCCTTCACGAGTTTCGGATGGCATAATAATCAATGCAACCGCGCCAATAAGGCATATTATGAAGTAGGCTGTGATAAGCCATGACACCCATTGATACCTGTCACATGTTTTATTCGCTAACCAAACGAAGAAAATCGAAATCAAGACATTTGTCACAATAATTGCGAATTGGAATCCTACTAAATATATATCAAGAATATTGATAATAATAACAAGAGTCAATATAAATGACGCCAATGGGCATACTGCAATATTCGATAACATCTACAATATTTATTTGTTATTAAATTTATTTGTTATTAAATTTATAATA